GACGAGCGCCTGCCCGAGCGGCTTCGGGAGAAGAAAGTTCGTCATGCGATTGCGACCCCTTTCCAGGTGGCGGCAGCGGTGCGTGCCCAAATCTTGTTGCCGGTCGTGTCCACAACCAGCGTTCCGACCGGCGGGGCAACCGCCCAATCGGCGTCGCTTGGAGTGCCTGCTTTGACGAAGGTGGCGACACCCATTCCGGTCGCATCCACCAGGTCGTCGGTTTTGAGACGATTGGCTGCGCTGCGGTACAGGTTCGTGTCTCGGACTGCTGTGCCGTCCCCGAGCTCGTACTTCCCGTCCGCGTAGATCACAAGTCGGGAAACACTGTCAGCGGCTGCCCTTGCGCCGAGCGCGAAGTCGGTGGCGTTCGTCGGCGCGATCAGCAACGCACTTGCGGTAGCCGACCCTGCGCTCAGCTTCAACTGTCCGGCGGCGTTTCGCTCGAGCGTGATGTCGGCAACCGCTGTGCCTGAGCCCCACTGTTCCTTGCCGGAAACGTCGCTGGTGAATCTGTCTACCGTGTCCGCGAGGGCGCGGGTAGCGAGCGCGTTGCCTGTAGCGGACGCCTGGTTCACGAACACTCCGCGAGTCCAGGCGGCGGCGGTACCGTCGACGTACAAGCCTGTGCCTGCGGCTGCGGCACCGTTAGAGACGAGCCACAGTCCGCGTGCCCCGGTGGTGATCCAGGGGGAGCCTGCACCGAAGATCGTTGATGTGTAAGCCGCAAGCGCGTTCGCCTCGGTGACCAGAATGTTCATGCCCGTCGCACGGGCGGGTTTCGCGGAGGCGATCACGTTCTGGATCTCGATCGGTGCGGTCAACGCACCCTTTGAGTTCGAGTCGATGTACCCGTAGAGGATGTTGCCTTCGCGGTACTTCGAGGTGCCGCCGTCGCTCGCGTCGCTGACGGTCAGGTATCCTGCGTAGTTCGCCCAGGAACCTTGCGTTGCGATCGTGTCGTTCGTGTAGATCGGGAAGAAGAACGAGGCTCCAGCGCTGTTGGAGAAGTCGCTGGTGATCGCGTCCCCAGCGCCGCCACGGGTCGAGTTGACACCGTTCGTTCCCGACAGGCCCATCGACAGCCGGTACGCCCAGGTGGAGTCCGCTGAGAGGGAGCCGTCGAGGACAGCGTCGAGGTTGATGCTGCCGCGTGAGTCGAGAAACGCGAGCCGTGCCGTGACCGTCGAGTAGGTGGCGCTGGGGCTTGTGCCGAGCTCCGCTTCGATCTTGTTGATCGCGTCCGCGAGGCTGTTGTGATGAGCGGCATGGTCGGTCGCCATGACGGTGCTGTCCGCCTTGTCGGTAGCGAACGTGTCGAGGGCGGTTGGGTACGTGGAGGCCATTTAGGCGGGTGTCAACGTGACGGTCGTGACCACGACGGGCGTGGAGGTCAGTTGAACCAGACCAGGGGCACCGTAAGTGCCGGAGCCGTAGGTGGCGGAGCCGTAGTCGAGTCCCGGTCTCCCGAAGGTGAGCGTCCCCGCCGTGACCGGGGTAAGAGTGACCGTCGGCACTTAGGCGACCGAATAGCCCTGCATGGAGACGGTCTCGAACGACCCCGCTCCGCCGGCAGCAGAGAACTCGATCGTCATTGCCGTCGCAGCCGTGCCTACCAGCGACAATCCTGAGAGGGCGATGTGCGCCGACCCGCCTGCCGTGGTGATAACGGAGAGACCGTGCTGCCAAAGGATCGTTCCTGCACCGGATGCGCCGTCGCGGATAGTCACCGTGACCGGGGTTGCCGGAACAGTGACCGCCGTGGAACCCGAGTAGAGCGCCGCCGAGAACCCCGTGCAGACGTGTCGCACCCCCGCCGCCCCCGCCGACTTAGACGCGGTCGCCTGCGTGTTTGCTGCCGGCGCATGTACCGCCGACCACGTCGCATGCTGCGCAACGAGGGTGACGCCCTTGGAGGTGGTCTGTGTCAGGTTGGTTGCGGAGGCGGAACGCTGATCGTCCCAGGTCGTACCGTTAAACGCCTCGTTCTGTCCGATCGTCGGGATTCCGGTGGTGCTCGCCAGCCCATCGGCGGGGGCAACGAACGTCAGGTTCGACGGGGTCGCGTCAGTGAGTGCCACCCGGAGCGCCTGCTTCGAGTTGACCGTCAGGTCGGAACGCCAACCGTCCGTGAGCGTCGCCGGGGTCGAGTTGAACTTCGCACCGACCTTGACTGGTAGCCCCGCGTCCGCGACACCGGAGGCTAGTGCTCCTTCGACGACCGCCGCCCCGTTCGCGTTGAGCTGGAGGTCCCCCCTTTGCCCGTCCGCGAGGGTCGGCTTGACAAGGTTGTATTTCCCGCCGACCTTGACCGGATTGCCGGAATCGGCAGCGCCTGAGGCTACCCCACCAGCGGGGATGGAGCGAAGCCCGGAGTTCCCGGAGCCATCATCGACCGAGGAGGCGCGAAGGACCTCGTCGGCTGTCACTAGATCGGTTCTGAGAGAGGCCAAGCTGACTTACTCCTAGAAGGACGTGTTTTTGAGTTGACTGATCTGTTGCTCGCGTGGCCGCTTGGAGCGGCGGGCGTCCATCACACGCTTACGGCGCTTCCGGGTACGACCCTGAAAGGTTTTCGTTCCGCTACGGCGCGGCAACTAGCCGCCCACGCCGCGAGGCAGGATGATCTGGGAGCCGGGAACGTGTCGTTTCTTCTTCCCGTTCAAGATCATCCGCTCGTACTCGTCCGAAAGGCTGGTGGTCGGCCCCATGAACTTCTCACCCTCGAACTCCTGCTCGAAGTCGCGGCGCTGATACTCACGAACCCCGTAACCGCACAGTGGGCACATGTTCGGCAGCGCTTCCTCGAGCGGCTCCCAGCAGCGTAGGCAGGCGCGGCCTAGCCGGAACCGTTCCACCGTGTCCGCGTCGAACGTGGCGTGGTAACCGGCCCTGGTCACGTTGCCGTCATGGGTTGCGCTGTTCGGGTCATGCTCGACCGCGACCGGGACGACGGGTTTGCGCCAGCGGTCGGCAGGCCCTTCTTTCGCTTGCGACTTGCGGTAGTCGCGGATCAAACTTTCGGTGGACTTCAAGCTGCGATCCTTTCCAGAGCGGGGGTCTCGATGGCCTCTTGCCAGCGCCAGGCGTTCCCGGCCTGCGTCCGCTCGGTCAACACATGCGCCCGAAGCTCAGCGAGCCGTGCGAGTCGTTCGTCAGGGTTGCGTACCGCCCAGCGGGTCTGGTCGAGGAAGTCACGCGGGTCGGTGGCGAAGGGAACCATCGTGTGTCGCCAGTCCTTGAACGGGATCGCGTCCGACACGATCGGGAACGCCCCGCTCATCGCGCTCTCGAGGATCTTCAGGTCGGAGCGGCAGGCTGACCAGGGGTTCTCGATCACCGGGCAGAGCGCGACGTCGAGCATCCCTTGCAGCTTTCGGTACGCCGCCAGATCGTTCGTCCAAGGGAAGTAGCGAAACGGGAAGCGACCCTTGAAGCCGGTAGCGAACAGGCCCATCAGCACTACTTCCACCCCGGGCTGTGCCGCCGCCCATTCAAGAGCGCGACCGACGAGCTTCAAGTCGCGCAGATGCGAGGCTGAGGCTGCGACCCCGACCCAGAGCTTGCCGTCCTTCTGATCCTCCACCTCAGCGGGGTCGGGCCAGTCGACGGGATCAACCTGGTTCGGGATCACGTAGACCGGGGCGTCGGTGATCTTGCGGTACTGCTTCGCCAGATGCTCCGTGGTGACGGTGATGCCGTCCGCCCAGGAGCAGACGCGGCGGTGGAGCTCGATGCTCGGGAGGTTCTTGCCGTCCTTGAGCGGCATCCCCCGTCGCCAGAGCTTCGAGTGTGGGATCGTCAGGGTGTAGTTGTCGTCGGTTTCGACCAGGACACGGATGCCCTGCTCTTGCATCGCAGCCATCCAGTACCGCTCGTACTCATGGCCGGGGAACTGCCAGACCGCAGCGCCACGATGCAACGGGAACTCGAAGCTGTCGCCAGCCGCTTCGACCCGGCGCGGGTCGCTCCGCACCGTCTGTCCGGGGAGGGCGCGGAGGGGAGTTGGCAGCGCCAGTAGGTTGTTCCGACCCCTTCTTGTGCGTACCAGGTCGCTTTGATCTCCGGCTCCGTGCCGACGATCTCCTGTTTCAGCTCGTCGGCTTTCTCCGGGGTCATCTTGTTTCGTGACTCGGCTACCTGCCGGTAGAAGTAGAGGGCTTCGGGGCAGGGCTTGAACGTCGCTCCGGCGCGGCTCATTCGCACCCACAGGTCCCAGTCCTCCAGGGCGTCCAGGTGGCGGTAGCCGCCTACCTTCAGGGCGGTTTCGCGGCGGATCAGCGAGCAGCCCTGAATGTAGTTGTGGACTTCCAGGCGGCGCGGACAGAAGTCGTCCGCCGTGTGCTCACCAAGGGCTTTCAGGTCTTCGGAGACCAGGATCATCTTCGAGTAGACGACATCCGCGTCCCAGGCGGCTTCACGGAGCAGCTCGAGTGTGTTGTCTGCGATCAGGTCGTCGTAGTCGAGCCGGAACACGAACTCGGTTCCGGCGGCGGTCAGGCCGTTGTTGAGCGCAGTGGCGAGCTCACCGTCGTTCTCCAGCACGAGCACCTTGGCCTGCTTGCCCACGGAGGCGATCGCTTCGTTCAGCCAGTCCTTGCGCGCGTGACGCTGCACCGGGATCAGAACGGTTACGTCGTCCCTCAAAACGAGGGAACCCAGCGCACAGATCGGCCCTTCCTATCGCGGGAAGCGACGAGCGCGGCTGCTCGCTCTCTAGACCACCAAGGGCGGTGCTTTTGAACGAAACCGATGTCGATCTCTAGTTGCCGTTCAACTTGCTTCTTTCTCTCCTCAGCCTCGGCGGAGTCAATGACAGCCTGTAGTTCGTCTTGAACTGATTTGAACTCCCTCCGAACGCGCGCCCACCGCTGCACGAGTTCACGCGGGATCGTTCCAGCGGCGTGTCCGTAGACGTATTCACCGCCGAGTTGCTTGCGTCCGTCTTTCAAGCTTGGTGTCCAGACCGGGTACCACTCGTCGCGTCCGATCACAACGAAGACTTCGTCGGTCAGTTCCTTCACCTCCATAGGATCGAGCGGTCGTTGAACGTCTTGCCGTCCTCCGCTACCGACCCCTGCCCTTTCCGGTAGGTGTCGTCAATCTCGTTGAGTCCCCAGTCCGGGTGACGGTGGATGATCTTTGACTTCGGAGCTGCCGCGAACACGCCGCGTTTGACCGCCGTGCGGAAGAACTCCGTGTCCGAGTAGTTGTGCTGGTACGGGTAGAGGACACGGTTCTGGATGTCGACGCAGCCGGACTGCTGCTCGATGTAGGTGCGGTCGACGAGGAAGATGGTCGAGTACTCGCAGACGGGTGCGCCGTCATCGATCCCGACCACTTGCACCTTCGGATCGCCGGGATGCCTGCCGGGCCTGCCCATGAGCTTCATGGCTTCGATGTCCCAGCCGGGTTGAAAATCGAAGTCGTCGTTCGCGGCAAGGAAGTACGGGGTCTTGGCATACGTGTAGGCGGTCTGGATAGCGTCTGAGTAACCGCCCTGCGAGGTGTTCACGAAGGTCGTTGCCCCGGTTGCCTCCGCCGCCTCATGGCTTGCGCGGTCATGAAGCTCGACCACGAACACGATGCGATGCGGCGTCACCGTCGCCGCCTTGACGTTGTCCACGAACGCTTGCAGCATGTGCGGCCTGCCGAGCGTCGGGCAGTAGATGCCTACCAAGTGCGTGTCACCTCGACCGACCGAACCGTCTTCAGCTTCGGCAACGGGAAGATGAACGCCCCGGTTCCGCACAGCCATTCGTGCTCGCGCCGAACGAACTCGTCCTTGAAGAACCAGGGCGAGACGATCATGTAGTCCGGGTTGTCCTCCCTGGCCTGCTGCTCCGAGATAATCGGGACACCGAACGGAGCCCAGGTCTTACCGACCTTCTCCGGGTTCCTGTCCACGCCGCACTCGAAGTCGTCCGCGCCCAGTTCGGCTGCCTGCAAGAGCGTTGAGCCTCGGGTCGATGCCCCGTAGACGAACACGCGCTTGCCTTGCACGTTCAGGTCGAACACCAGATCCGCGAACGCGGTCAGTTGCTGACCGGCGCTGGTCTTGAACGCCCCGTAGATCGCGGGGCCGTTCAGGCCGTAGGCGATCTCGATGTGTCTTTGCCGGCTGACCGACGGTTCGACCGGGTGCGCCCCCTTGTAGCCGATCAGGGTGCGGAACGAGCCACCGTTGATCGAGCTGGTGGAGACACGGAAGACCTCGAGGCCGTGCCGTTCAAGCAGGGCTTGCAGCGAGAGCATCCCGTAGTAGGTGATGTGCTCGTGGACGAAGTTGTCGACCGCGTTCAGTTGCAGCGTGGAGAGCAGATAGTTCTGTTGCACGACCCAGACGCCCTTCGGGTCGAGGATCTCCTTGACGGAGGCGACGAACTCGTTGGGATCGTCGATGTCGTAGAACATCGAGAGGGACGTGATGACGTGGAACGGGCCACGGCGGAAGTACGCACGGCGGAAGTAGTCGTTGATGACCGAGTCCGCGTGCTGGCGGGCTTCGGTGGCGTACTTCTCGACCGGGTCGATCCCTTCCCGGTAGACCAGGTCGGGGACGTAGCTGAGGAGGGTGCCGTCGTTGCAGGCGATGTCCAGCCAGGTTTCCGCCCACGGCACGACGGCGAGCGCCTCGTCCACGATGCTTTTCAGGTCGGCGCGGATGGTGTCGTTGACGCCGGACTTGAAACCGTAGCGTTCGTGGTACATCAGCTCGCGCGGCACGGTCTCGTCGAGCTGGACGAGGGTGCAGTCGTGGCAGAACACGGCGTTCAGCGGGTAGCGTGGCGGGCGTTGGTCGTCGACCCGGAAGTCGGAGAGGTACTGGTTCCCGAGCGGGACGACTTCGGTTAGGTCGGTGCCGCCGCAGGAGCGGCAGTTCAAGCCTCGATCAGCTCCTCCGCAGGCTCCTCAGCCTTCAAAGCCTCAACCGCAGCGACCACTTCCGGACGGTTCTGGTTCTCACGCTCGTAAACCAGGACCGCGTCCGGGTCGATCTCCAGGTCGGTCACCGTCGCGGCGATCTTCTCCGCCACCATCTCGACCGTCCGCTTCCCCTGCACCCTCAGCTTGTCATAGGCAGGCCACGGAGCCGGTGCCTTCACTTCCTCGAGGATGATGTAGTCGGTTCCTGCGCCAGGACCCTCCTGGAGAGCCTTGATCGCAAGTTCCGTTTCTTCGTCGGTCCAGCCGTTGATCGACTGCGCCAACGTGGAGTCGAACACGCTGAAGCGGGCGCGGATGCTCTCGCCTTCCGCCAGCCCCTTCAGGCTCGGCCAGTGCTCTAGCGCCTTCTGAAACTCGTAGTCGGAGATCATCCCCCAGTTGAACGGGCCAGCCATCACCAGCTTCTGAAGGATCTGCTCCTGCCCGGTGGCGAGGGTCATCTTCTTTTCCTCGCGGGCGGTGGGGCCGCCGTAGTCGCGGTACTGTGCGATAGCTCGCAAACCGTGTCCTTTCGTAAGAGGGTTGGGCCGCATTTCTGCGGGACCGGCGCGGCCCAGACCGGCAAAGGAGCGCCCGAAAGCGCGCCCGCATGCCTAGCCAGCTACTTAGCTGGTGGCACCCTTCATCAGCAGGTGGTTCCGCTCGACCTGGAACTCCAGCGAAAGTTCGCTGAGGTACTCCTCGTCGATCGTGTCGGCGTCGTTCGCCTGCCTGTTCGTCAGAAGCACCGTGTCCCGGAGGGGACGGAGCTTGACGCAGCTCAGGTCGATACCGAACCCGTAGGAACCGTAGCCCGACGTGGTCGAAGCCATGTCGTTCCACTCACGCTTGACGATGATCGGGAGGTCGTAGCCGTAGGCTCCGGAGATGAAGCCGTTGACGTGGACACCGAACTTCGCGGATGCGCTTGCCAGATCACCGTTGCCCCAGGCCGAACCGAGACCAGCCGACCCGTAGGTCGAGATGATCCGGGCCGGAAGCGGCGCGGCGAAGAACACCTTGCTCGACGAGTCGCCGTGTGCGAACAGCGAGTCGAGGTAACCGTCGAAGGTCGCCTTCGTGACCTGGCCGGCAGGGTTCTTGATGTTCGTCGAGATGTACTCGATCGCGCCGCCGACAAACCCCTGAGGGTTCGCGCCGCCGACGTTCAGAGACCGTGCCCCGAAGAACAGCAGGCTCTCGATCTGGCGTTTGTGCTCGACCGCCTTCTTCTGCCGTTCCACGTTCGGCTCGGAGCCGCCGTAGAGCTTCGACGCGGCCAGGGTGTTCGTGAACCCGTAGGACGACCGGACGATCTGACAGTAGTTGTAGGCGTTCGTTTTCTTCGTCATCTTGCGCACCGGCAGCGAGCCGCCCTCAAGGGAGGCGTTGCCGAGGATCACGATGTCGCCACCGGATGCAGCCGAGGCTGCGGTGACGGCACCGACCGCGCGGGCGATCCCGACCGTGTCCCCCGAAGGGGCTGCGGAGACGGAGACCGCTTCGCCGGTCGAGACGATCCGGCAGATGTCGTTGAGCTTGAAGTACGAGCCCGTGTCGGTCGCCACCGAGATCGAGGCTGCCGCCGAGGTGGCGGAGGCTGCGAGGGTGGAGACACGGGGGAGGAGCTGGTCTTCGATCCACTCGACCTTCTGGCTGAACGCCGGCTTCGACGACAGCTTCATCAGCATCGTCGAGAACTGCGACTGCTCAGGGTCGAGCATTGCGACAACGGGGTTCATGTCGATGACGCGGCGGTTCGCGAGAATCGTCGAGTCGTCCTGAAGCCCGGTCAGAATGGTTACTGCCAAGGTTGCTTACTCGCTTAAGAGGTTGGAAGGTTTGCGTTGTCCTTCCGGGGTGCCTCGCCTAGCGAGGCCCGGTGAATCGGGGAAGTAGGGTTCCCTTGGTCTGGGCCTACTGTCCGCCTCGTGAGTGCCACGAGGTCGGCGACGGGTTCGACAACATCTTGTGGAACTCGTCTAGGGTGCCGTCGTAGCCGGGGATCGTGACTCGCGGCGATTCGTCCGCTGTCTCCACGTTTGAGGTGGAAGCGGACGCGACCACGGCTTGAGCTTTCTGGGCCAGGGTCTGTTCGGTCTGCTCTTTCGTGACTGCGGCGGTCTGATCGGCCCGTTCCGACTTGACCCATCGGTACAGGGTTTCGAACACCGCCGTCTTATCCGCTGTTGAGCCGTTCAGCCCTGCGAGCACCTGGGTCGGGAAACCGTTAGCAACGATCTCCTGCACCCTGGCCTCGTCGAGCGAGCCGATGACTTCAGCGAAATCTGTGTGTCGTGAGAGGACCCCGTCGACCGCTTCCCCGAGCGACTCCCGCTCAGCGATTTGGTTCGCGGACGCCAGTGACGGCCCTAGCTGCGCTTGGATGCGCTGCTCCTGCTCGGCGGAGATCCGGCGGGCGTGGAAGTCCATCGCACCGACCTGATCCATCTGCGCCCACGCACCGAGGGCTTTCCGGTACGCGATCTCGTCGCCTTGGCGTAGCGCATGGACGGCGTATGCCTGTGCGGTGGCTGGGTCGTCAGCCTCGTCGGCGTCGGAGAGGTCATACCGTGGCTCGTCGGGCTTGGAGACCTGCTGGCGAAGCTCCCCGAGTTCCTGTCCTAGCCTGCCGATCTCACGCTGCGAGTGCTCCAGCGCTTTGAGTGCGTCCTCGGTGGTCTTGTACTTGCCGAGGATCAACTCCGGCTCAGGCTCCGCCGCAACTTCCGGTTCCGGGGTCTCGTCGGTGTCGGCAGCTTTGAAGCGTCCCGACTCGTCGCGGGCGACTTCTGCGCTCGCTTCCGGGGTCTCCTCCGCTACCGCCTCTACGGGTTCGTCTGCGGCGGGCTCAGCGGAGAGCTGCTCGTTGAGGTATCCGTCGAAGTCAACTTCTGACACTCGTTACCTGCTTTCGTGGTCGGCGCGAAGGGCTCGCTCGAGCTTCACTTCGGTCTTGGCCGGGTTGTCGAGGATCGCTTCCCAGGCGGCGAAGTAACCGGCCTTCCAGTCAGCGTCTCGCTGGTCGAACTCGTGGTCTTTCCGAAGGAGCTTCCGTGCGATCTGCGCGGCGTAACGGTCGCGCTCCTCGTCGAACACTTTCCGTAGCTCAGCCCAACCCTCGTGCTGGCTGAGCCGCTTGAGTTTCCGGGCGCGCTCACCCTGTACCGCAAGATCCACCTACGGCTTGTCGAGCTTCTTGACGACGTGGCCGGTCGACTGGCGCTCGGCGGGAAGCGTGGACTTCGGCCCGTGAACTACCCGTCCGTCAGGGACGACCGGATGGTTGCTGCGACCGAAACCGGAATCCTTCTCACTGATGTGTGCCGGATGCTTTGCCATGTGGCTCCTTAGACGTTGTTGGACCCGCCGGAACCGGCGAGCATCTGCTGCATCGCGGCGAGCGGGGACTGGCTGGTGGCGTGGGAGGGACTGTTCGCGTCGTACGCTTGCGGGGCGGTCACACCGCCGCTGGGCGGTGCCCCCGGCTGCGGCTGACCCTGAGCCGGCGGTGCGCCAGGCTGCCCGCCGGGCGGTGCTTGCGGCGGCGGGGCGGCGGTGTAGTAGGCGTCCTTGTCGTCGATCCCTGCCGCTTCCAGGCAGTCGTCCATGTACTTGCGGAGGTTCGGGGCGGGCAACCCGAGACCGACGAAGAACTGTGCGGTGTTCGCGGCGACCTGTAACCGTGCCTGCGCCTCAGCAAGGCGCTCCTGCCGGATCAGCGACTGATCCATCGCCTCCAAAGCGATGTAGTAGTCGCCCTGCAACAGCAACGGCTGGATCTCAGCGAACGCTCGTGCGCCGTCCGCACCGATCCGTTCGACCATCCGGGGGGCGTTCACGAACTGCTGGTTCATCGCCATGAACTGCTCACCAACACGCTTGTACGCCCACTTGAACTGCTGCTTCATCAACGCGATCCGCCGCTGCGCCAAAGAAGTGGTCAAAGAGATTTCGGTGGCGGTCTGAGCGGACGGATCTGACTGGCCGAGCAGGGTGGGTGACGCACCGGGGATGTTCTGAATGTCCGACTTCAGCATCTCCTCGGACTGGATCGAGATCTGGGCGGGCATCGGGTCGACCTGCATCTGCTTCACGGCCTCCTCAACCGGGCCGTTCACCTCGACGAGGCTTCCGGGACGACGGCCGACCACCTGGTCGATGTCGTCGACAAGATCACTGTTGACGGCCCAGACCGCGTTGTTCAAAAGGTCTGTGTTGTCGAGCCGCTGGTTCAGAAGCGTCCACGCCGCCTCTTGCAGGTCGACGATCAGGGCCATCGGGGAGATACCGGGGATGCGCTGCGTTGCGTCCGGGATCGGGGTGCAGACCACGAAAGGGAACTGGCCGTGCCAGAACGGGGAGGGACGATCACGGAGGAGGACGTTGCGGTTCCCGATCGACTTCACCGACAGCGACCCGTCGCGTTCCTTCCGCCACATCTCGAGGACTTCGATCTTGTCCTTGGTGCGGTCGGACTCGAACAGGTCCTTCTCGCGGCTCGACGCTTCCGCACCGAAGTCGCGGCTCTCCTTCAGCTTGTCGACGGACTCGCCGCCCGCTTCCTTGCCGTAGATGCCGCGCGCCTCAAGCTGCTTGAGCTCGTCGAACGTGTACCAGACACGGTGCGTGACCCGCATCGCACGGTCGAGCGACACCGCCCCCTGGTGAGGGATCCAGTCGCGCACGTCGACGACTTCGGCGGTCGGATTGTCGTACGCGCCGTTGGAGGCGATGGAGGAGAGAACCGGGACCGGGTTGCCGTAGCCGTCCGCCTTGTGCACGACCGCCTGCCGGCGCACCTCTCGTTCCTCGTAGCGCCAGTAGGTTTTGAAGACGGAGAGGCCGGCGATCATCGCCTGCTTCGAGAACACCATCTGCTTCTCTGCGAAGTGGTCGCACTCGATCTGCTCACCGAGCAGCAGTTCGTTCGCTTTCGCCCCTTCCCGGAGGACCGCGAGGTGGGCGGCGTCGGCCATGCTCGGTTGCGCTCTCACGTCCCAGCGGGGCTTCGGGTCGACGACGTTCGCGCACAACGTCTCGATCACCTGATGCGCGTAGCGGGGGGCGTGCTTGTTCGTCCAGTCCGCCGCCGTGGAGCGTTGCTCGATGACGCCGTAGAAGCCGCGATACCAGGTCTCTACGTCCTTGACGAACTTGTCGTGAGGGCGTTTGTCCTCGTCGAAGTCCTTGATGACCTTGCCGACGATGTCGGCGGGCTTGTCCGCCACCTAGTCCTCGTCTTCGTCAGGCTGAGTGGCGGAGAACACGGCGCGGCGAGCAGCGACCAGCAGACCGTTTTGAACCCAGCCGCGATCATCGGTTGAGCGGTACAGGATCTCGGTGCTGCCGGGGTCATCATCGTCCACTCCGGGGATCGTCACTTCCGCGACGACCATCGAAATACCGATGGTTGCTCCCTCTCCGTATTCGCCCTCGATTCGCTCCATGAACTCAGCGGCGAGAGTGCCGACGACCGACGTGTCGATTGCCAACTAGCCGTTCTTCCGCAGGACACGCTGAATCGCAGGGTTGCCGAGCGCGGAAGCCTTGTCGTTCTGGTCCTTCGCGAGCAAGTCTTGGATCATCTTCATAACGCCGACGATCTTCGCCTTGTCCTCCTCGTCCGGCTCGACCTGCTGGTACTGCTGCGCCAACTGGATCATCTGCTGAAGGATCGAGATCGGTTCTTCTTCGCTGCCGCCACCTCCGGCCCCGGCTTCGGGCGGGGCGTCGGGATGCGGGACGATGATGGAGTCGGGGAGCATGGGGTTCTCCTTCAGGCGGCTTGACGCTGCCAGGGACGGGCGGAAAGGGGGGTACGCTTCTGCCGCTTACGGCGACGGCGCGCTTCAGGCCAGTGACCGAACTGGCGGTACAGCTCCAACGTGATGCAAGTCGCCATCACACGGTCGTCGTTGCAGCCGTCCATCGCAGCCGGCGACACCTTCTTGCCGGGGATCTCAACGAACGTCTGCAACTCAGCGAGCAACCCTGCGGTAACCCACGGCAACGCGTGTTCACGCAACGCTCGTTCTAGCTGGCTGATAATTAGCGGCCTGGTTTGCCCGTTCACCGGGTAGCCGTACGCTTTCACGGTGGAGCGTTCGGGGCGGCTCTCGAGCTTATGCCGGTACAGCTTCGGATAAGCAGGTCGGCCCTCTCGGCCGTCCCTGAGCTGCACGATCGTTGCTTGCCCCCAGCCGTTTCCGGTTTCGGGGGCGATCCAGGCGCTGTTGAACATGCGGCCCAGGTAGTGCAACTGGTAGCTGTACTGGTCATCGTCGATGCGCCCGTGTAGTTCGGCGCAGATCGCCATGTCGGAGAGGTCTACGACGACAGCGCAGGAGAAGTCTTTGCCGTGCCCGGTCGCAATATCGGCACCGATGGCGTACGAGTGGCCTTCCTCGGCTTCCCGGTACAGCTCGACGAGACCACTGCGTTTCTCGCTGATTCGGGCTTTGCCGGAGGTGACGGGCTGGAAGCTGAACGTTTTGATCGGTTTCTTGACCGCGTTCGTCGCGTACCAGTCCAAAGCGTCCGGGTCGAACCACACCTGATCTGACAGCTCGAAGGCTTCATGTTCGTTCGCTGGGTACTGCTCTTTGCGGTCCCGCACGTCGAGTGCTTGAACCTCCGGGGAGGTGTCGTACCAGTTCTGATCGCGCTCCGGGTGGACACGCCAGGAGAGGAACAGAGTCTCCAACATGCGCTCTTTCGCGGTCACCCACAGCCGGTGGAAGAAGTTGCCCTCCCCGGTCTGGGCGTTCGAGACGCCGTTGCCGGTGGAGATCACGACGATCTGGCCTTTCATCCCGATCGTCGAGTTCGTTGCCTTCCAAATCCCGCGTAGCGAGTCGATGTACGCCGCCTCATCCATCAGCACCAATGCGGCGGTTTCGCCGTGGCCGGCTGAGTCGGTGGACGGGAACCCTTCGATGGTGGAGATGCGTCCGTCCGGGTGGCGCAACCTGATCGCGCGACTCGGCTCATGCCCCTTCTGCGGCGTTATCACCGTCACCCCGAAGCGCAGATGCTCCGGCAACCCTTGGAACTGCTGCCAGATGCGCTGCACCAGCTTGATCGCTTCTTCTTCCTTCTGCCGGTACACCAAGATCCGGGTTCCGGGCCTGACCAGAGCGATCCAGAGTGCGAGTCCGCAGGCGAGCCAGGTGATCCCGATCTGCCGGGCCTTCAAAATGATGATCCGCTTCGTCTCGAGGAGCGTGTCGAGGACCCCGCGCTGCCAATGCCACGGATGCGACGGGTCTAGAAGGTGAAACTCGAAGCTCTCCCCGGTCTTCTCGTCGACCATCCGTGCGATGCGGTCGAGCAGGAAGGCGGGATGTTCTTTCGCCTGCTGTTGTTCCTTCGCCAGTCGTATGCGTTGAAGCTGGACTTCAGCTAGGCGCTTCGAGCTCGCGGACGAGTCTAGCTTCCTCAAGCTCGAGTTCGGCAAGCGTCATCCCTTCCACGGAACGCGCCTGCACGTTCACGTCAACCTGTGTCGTCTCTTTCGGCTTCCCCTTCGCCTGGTTCACCAGCACATCCAGCGCTTTCACTCGCGCCTGGATGTCGGGAATGTCGACTGGGTACTTGCCGGAGCGGCGGCAGTGTTTGCAAAAGATCTCGACAGAGATCGTCTTGTCCGCCGCCAAGGATTCCTCGATGAGGGACTTGATCGTTTCGTCGGAGACACCGTCGAGGAGGGACCCGAGCCGCTCCCGGAGTTCTCCCTTCACGCTACGAGAGCTGCCAGTCCAGGGCGTCAGGCTTACGGGAGAACTTCTTACCGACCCTGCCCGCTCTGCCCTTGCTGATTAGGTCCTGTACCGCAGCAACCACCTGCGGCAACCCGCCTTCATGGCCAGGGAACTGCCCGCCCGTCCCCTGCACCGGATTCGTCGGCAACGCGGTCGGCGCAGCAGACGACGGGGCCGCACCGAAACCAAGCGACTGCGCCAAGCGAAGAATGTTCGGGTTCATGTTGAAATGCCCGCCGAGGGACCCAGGATGCGCCCGCGCCCACTGCAACGCCAACTGCGGGTTGTTATGCGGCGAGTTCTGATCCAAACGACCGGCAGCCGCAGCCCTCTGTTGCATTGCAGCCCAGTCCGCCACACTGATATGCGGAATCGACGGATCATACGACTGCCACTCCGTTGACCCCGGAGCCGCCCACAGATTCCCAGGGCCACCGTTCGGGTTCGCATAGTTGGAGTGCGTACCACCGCCGCCCCAACCATCGAACCACGGGACGGAAGGCATCGAATCGCTCTCGATGTAGTAATCGCCAACAGCCATGTCTCTGACCTTTGAATCCACACGATTGAAGTGTGGGTAGGAACTTGAAGGACTCCGAAAGGAGGGACCCGTCCGCGCTTTCGAGCTCGGGGGGGTGGGGGGTGCGGCCATTAGCCCTGGCAGAGCCAAACAGGCCGCCGGCATTAATCGGTACGCACCGATAACAGATGTTCTAGTCCTCTAAACATTCGCTGTTTGCGGGCTTTCACCGCTGGGCTAGTGCCTGTGTGTCACAAGCGGCAGTTAGTAACACGCGCGTGACGGGCGAGGCTTACGACGTAAGGCCGGGGCTGAAGGACTCCCCGAGCGTTCCCTGGTTCTGGCCTGTGCTGCGTGCCAGGGAACTACCGCGTAGAAGGAACGTCCGCTACCTCTTAGGATCGTGACCTACGTCGGAAGAGCAAGACTTGTAAGACAAGTCTTTAACCCGTCCTTCGGGCTTGGGGTTGAGGGCTTAGAGCGGTAAGTCAAAACCGTCTAAGCACGGACCCCCCCTTACCCCCCCTTGAGGTGTCGCGTGATCGGGCGCAGGCGTCGTTAACGGCTCGGCGGGGGATTCACGGCCCGGTGTAGATCGTCGGCGCGGGGCACGGTTCGTCCCCTGCGGTGAATGTTGTCCCTGTGAGCTCCCCCATCAGGTAGCGGGGCTAGCTACGTACTGACGCTGCTATGTGCCGAGGCGAGCGATGCCGCGAAGTGTCGAGTTCCACGGAGGCGCTCAGCCCCGGCTGGTGAAGCGTACTTCAGAGGCAAATGTAAAATAGATTTGACAGGCGCTGCGTCTTGTGCTTTAGTGGTGAGTGTCGAGTTCCACTAAGCCAAGGAGGCAGTATGTCCACCACTGAGGAGAGCCTGTACCGCGAGGCTTACAACGCTCACGAGCTTGCCGAGCAGGCCGCTCTCGAGGCGATCACCGAGCAACTGCGCGGCGTGTCCCTCGAAGGCTTGATGTGCCTAGCCGATCCCGACTGGGGCTGGGAGAAGCGCGGCTCTATGTCCGGCTGGATCACTGACCGGGCCGACGAAGTACTGACCGAGAAGCTCGAGAGTCTTGTCGAAGCCACTTAACAACGTCTCTCGAGCCGCCCGCAAGCGGCAAGAGGCCACCGAGGAGCTGCGCCAGGCAATCCGCTTGGCGCGCTCCTCCGGGGCATCAGCGATCGAGATTGGACACGCGGCAGGGCTTACTCGCCAGCGCGTGCATCAGATTCTCGCTGAGTCCTAGCGGTCGACGCAGAAGCCGCAGTCGCACCCGAACTCCAACGCCGCCGGATACTCGAACCCGTCGAACCGCTCAGGCAACCGGACCTTGTAGCCGGGAGGATGATCCTCAGCGGTAGCCATCAGGCCAGCGTCGGGACCGTCGAGGCAAAGCAAAGCGTTCACGCGAAGATCTCCACCGCGAGCTCCAGCGTGCAGCCGTCAGCCAACGACTCATCTACCTTGTGCCAGTCGGCGTTCGCGGCGTTCAGCTTCGCAGCCGAGACCACGTCGAAGCCCAACCCGAGGAATCGGGCGATACGCCAGGCTGCTTCCGGCTCAGGTTCGGTGTCTGCGCTCACTGTGCGGCTCCTGCGGTACTCGTCTAGGTCGTAGACCTTGGCGCTCAAGCTGCGAGCCTGCCCAAGACCGAAGCGTTCTCAGCGATGTTCTTATCGAGCCGAGCGGCAAACGCTGCGTCCGCGTACTGGGTTGAGCAGGGATGCTCGTGGAACCAGGCGAGCGTCGACGGCAACGTGCCACGATGCTCGGTGTCGCACCAGGAGCAGGTGGTCCGCGCGAGTCCTTGCGCGTTCCCCTCATGCGCCTTGAAGTGCGCGTGGATGTCTTCCTCGCACTCGATGTGGTCAAGGTCCGTGAGCCCCTCATCCAGATATTCAAGCGCCTTGGTTACGTCGATGAGCACAGCTACGCCGCCTCTCCGGGTGTCTGGGCAAAAAGAAAGCCGCACGATGGCGGCTGAAGGGACTCGGAGTGCGCCGCTTTTGGGCGCACCTACCCCGATCCCACTACTCAGTATACGGCGAGCGGTAAGGTGCGCAACAGTTTTGGGAGAAAATCCTTCAAAATCTTCACTTAAGCCGCCTGAATCCACTCAACCGGCAGTTGCGGCTCGCAAGGGAACTCCCGCACGATCCAGGACACGCCCGCATGAACGACGTGACGCCGAACCCATCCCGGCCAGCACTCCACAACCATCTCGTCCTCGGTCAGCGTCGATTTCCCCTTTTCTTTCGTCCCGAGCTGCATCCCAACCACAGCCTCGTTTGGTGCGAGATTCAACACGACCGCGCCGCGCCGCCTGACCTTCGCGATCCGACGAACCGCCTGGAAATACCGTGCCGAAACGTGGTTGTACTGCTTCGGCCGCTCATCCTGCATCCGGTTCTTCATCAGGTCTTCAAGCGGCTTGTAGCTGCCCTGGTGCCACGCGAGTGCCATCATCGGGACACCCCCACCGTCTCCTGCTGGGCCGTGGCTCGCGTAAGAGCCGGCCTCCTTTGCCTCTACATAGGTGCCAAGTAGTTCCTCGATCTTCGAGCGTTTCGTGGCGAAATCTTCCAGGGTGTCACGTCGGGTCAAGGTGCTCCTCTCAAGGTGCGATCAGATGCTGTTTAGGCTGCGATCGGTTCGCGTCGTATTCGCCACGGATGCCACTCGGGCTGTTCGCGGGCGACCGCGAACCTTGAGCCGTCAGCGCGTCGTGCGTCGTGCTCGCAGCGAATGCAATGCGATGAACGTGTGTCCTTCGGTCCGCCGCAGGTGCACGTTCTGGAGAGCCAGTAGGTCTCGGTTCGTAGGCTCTCGCGGTAGCAGCGGACGCAGCGGCGGGCCTGCAAGTTCTTCGGGCTCGCGCAGGTCGGGCAGATAGAGCCGAAGTCGTCGGACCCAGCACGCAGGCGGTACTTCGCCGCAGCCACTACGCCGACAGCTCTCGGAACCGGGCGTACGACTTCTCGAACCCGATCCTCACCGTGTCCGTAGGCCCGTTCCGCTGCTTCGCCACGATCAACTCGGCCACAGACTGCTTACCAGGCGCGGTAGGTTCCTTCGTGTAGTAGTCCTCCCGGTACACGAACATGACCACATCGGCGTCCTGCTCAATCGAGCCTGACTCGCGGAGGTCTTGCAGCATCGGACGCTTGTCGATCCGCTCCTCAACCTTGCGAGAGAGCTGCGACAAGGCGATCACGGGCAGGTCGAGGTCTCGCGCAAGGATTTTCAAGGCTCGCGTGATCTGAGAAACCTCCTGCGTACGGTTCTCCAAGTGCTGCCCGGAGGTCATCAACTGCAAGTAATCCACCACAATCAACCCCAGGTCAGGCACACGGGTTTTCAGCCGGCGGGCCTTCGACCGGATCTCCGTCACCCGCACCAACGGCGAGTCGTCGATGTACAAGGGGGCGTCCTCGAGCAGCCCGACCGCGTTCTGAACCCTGACCCACTCATCCTTCGTCAAGGTGGCGGCACGGACCCGGTGCCCCTCCACGCTGGCCTGCATCGTCCACAGGCGTTGTGACACCTCAGCCTCCGACATCTCCAGGCTGAACAGCAGGACCGGCACACGGTCCTTGACGGCCAGGTTGGCGGCGATCTTGTGCGCCAACGCCGACTTGCCCATGCTCGGACGAGCCGCGACGATAATCAGGTTCCCCGGCTGCAACCCGGCGGTCATCCGATCCAAAGCACGGAAGCCCGTTGACACCCCGATCAGCTCCCGCCCCGACTCCGCGAACTCAACGAGGGACGTGTAGCTGGCTTTCATCGCCGCCCCGATCGGCACCGGATCATGCGAGGTGTCCCCTTCGGAGATGTTGTACACGACGTGCTGGGCGCGGTCGACGAGTTCCGGGGTGGCGGCGGAGCGCTCCCAGAACATGCGTGTGATCTCCGAACCTGCGGCGATCCCTGCCCGCAGAACCGCCATCTCCTTCACGATCAGCGCGTAGTGACCTGCGTTCATC